ATGCAAGACCGCACTTCCGCGCAAGGCGTCTCCGACGACGCTCGCGCCTTCGATGAGAACCAGCTCGCCCGGCGCTGGGACATCTCCCACCGCACCCTGCAGCAGTGGCGCCGGATGGGGATCGGCCCCGTCTACCTGAAGCTCGGCAATCGCGTCAGTTACCGTCGCGAGGACGTCGAGGCCTATGAACGCCAGGCGCTGCGCCGCGGCACCGGCGAACGCGCGTTCGCGTGAGGACGACGATCATGACCGACCTCACCCTCCTGCCGGCGGAACTCGCCGAACTCACCGTCGCCCAACTGGCGGCGCTCTCTCCCCAGCAGAAACTCCTGCTCGCGAAGCAACTGGAGCAGGCCGGCGACTGGCTGAAGCAGGTCAAGGCCCGCTTCGACGCCGCGCTGGAGCAGACCTACGGCGACCGCATCCGCAGCGCGCGCAACGACGGCGGCAAGGACTTCGGCGTGGTCCACGTTGCCGACGGCGAGATGCGCCTGACCGTGGATGTCTCCAAGCGCGTGACCTGGGACCAGACGCAACTGGCGACGATCGCCAAGCGCATCGATGCCGCGGGCGAGTCCGTCGAGGAATTCATCGACGTGAGCTACAGCATTTCTGAGTCGCGCTTCCAGAACTGGCCGTCGACGCTGCGCTCGCAGTTCGAGGCCGCGCGCACCGTCAAGCCCGGCAAGCCGACGTACCGGCTGACGCCGAACGAGGAGACCTGACATGCCCCTTCCCATCATCGGCGCCGATCAGCGCATGTCCGAGCGCCGCGGCGTGAAGGGCGTGCTGATCGGCAAATCCGGCATCGGCAAGACCTCGCAACTGTGGACGCTCGACGCGGGCTCGACCCTGTTCCTTGATCTGGAGGCGGGCGACCTCGCGGTCGAGGACTGGGCCGGCGACAGCCTGCGCCCGAGGACCTGGAGCGAGTGCCGCGACCTGGCCGTGTACATCGGCGGCCCGAACCCGGCGCTGCGCGACGACCAGGCCTACAGCCAAGCGCATTACGACGCCGCCTGCGCACGCTACGGCGATCCGGCGCAGTTGGCGAAGTACCACACGTTGTTCGTCGACTCGATCACTGTCGCCGGCCGGTTGTGCCTGCAGTGGAGCAAGGGCCAGCCGCAGGCGTACTCCGACAAGACCGGCAAGCCGGACATGCGCGGCGCCTACGGCCTCATGGGCCAGGAGATGATCGCGTGGCTCACCCACCTGCAGCACACGCGCGGCAAGAGCGTGTGGTTCGTCGGCATCCTCGAGGAGAAGATCGACGACTTCGGCCGCCGGATCCTGCAACTGCAGATCGACGGCAGCAAGACCGGCCTCGAACTGCCGGGCATCGTCGACGAGGTCGTCACGATGACCGATATCGCCGCGGATGACGGCACGGCGTACCGCGCCTTCGTCTGCCACACCCTCAATCCGTGGGGCTACCCGGCCAAGGACCGTTCCGGTCGCCTGGACCTGATCGAGGAACCGCACCTCGGCCGCCTGATGCAGAAGATCGCCGGCAGCGCGCGCCCCGCGCTCGAACGGCTCGACTTCACGCGCCCCGCGCCCACGACCACTACTTCGCACGCGGCCACCGCCGCGCAGGAGACCGCATGACCGTCTGGAACGATTTCAACGATGCCGAACAGCAGCAGACCTTCGATCTCATCCCGAAGGGCACCGTCGCCTGGGTGCGGATGACGATCAAGCCCGGCGGCTACAACGACCCGTCGCAAGGCTGGACCGGCGGCTGGGCCACGCGCAGCGACGAGACCGGCGCGATCTATCTGGCCTGCGAGTTCGTCGTGCTCGAAGGCCCATTCGCGAAACGGAAACTGTGGAGCAACGTCGGCCTGTACAGCCCGAAGGGGCCGACCTGGACCGGCATGGGCCGCAGCTTCCTGCGCGCGCTACTCAACTCCGCGCGCAACGTGCGACCGGAGGACAACAGTCCGCAGGCCGCCGCCGCGCGCCGCATCCAGGGCTTCCACGAACTGGAGGGCATCGCCTTCGTCGCGAAGATCGACGTCGAGCGCGACGGGCGGGGGGACCCGAAGAACATCATCAAACAGGCAGTGGAACCCGGCCAGCCCGACTATCCGCCGGGCGCGCCGCCCGCGGCCGGTGCGGCGGCGCGTGTGGCCGCGCCTGCTGCGAGGCACGCCGGGCCGGCGGCACCGACCGGCCGCCCGACGTGGGCGCAGTAAGGCGCGCCCGTGCGGTGTTGGGCCTGCGGCCAACCGGCGCGCGGGTTCGGTCACCTTGACCTGAGACACCCGCCCATCGATCCACGGCGTTACCCGCACCGCTGGGCCTTCTGCTCGCGCCGCTGCCAGGACGCCTTCCACCAACTCTACGACACCCGCCGCCGGCACCAACCGGCGGCGCTGGAGGAGCTTGTTCCCGTGACTCTGCCCTTGTCCCCCGATGCCCAGCGCGCCTGCCTGCTCGCGCTCGGCAACGCCGCCGACGCGGTCGGCTTCGCCGTGCCGCTGGCGCAGTACTCGCAGCGGCAGGCGCTGCACGTCATCGACGCGGTGATCCACGCCTACGAACGCCAGCAGCACCAGCAGTCGCGCGCGCTGCGCGGACTGCCGCCGCTGGACGATTTCGAAGACAGCGAAATTCCCTTCTGAGGCCGATCGATGCTCGATTTCAACTCATCGTCGACCGAGTCCGGACGCCTCGAAGCGTTGATCGATATCGGTTTGCAGCAGGCGCGCGCGGCCGAGCCCCGGCGCACCTATCTCGGCGCCTCTCGCCTGGGCGTGGCCTGTTCGCGTGCGCTGCAGTACGAGTATGCCGACGCGCCGGTCGATCCCGGTCGCGACACCGACGGCCGCATGCTGCGGATCTTCGAGCGTGGTCACGTGCTCGAAGACAGCATGGTCGCGTGGCTGCGCGGCGCTGGGTTCGATCTGCGCACGCGGCAAGACGACGGCACGCAGTTCGGCTTTTCCGCGCTCGATGGGCGGCTCAAGGGGCACGTCGACGGCGTTTTCGTCGGCGGCCCCGAGGGCTACGACTACCCGGCGCTCTGGGAGTGCAAATTCCTCGGCGCGAAGGCCTGGCGCGAACTGGAGAAGAACAAGCTCGCCGTCGCGAAGCCGGTGTATGCCGCGCAGGTCGCGATGTATCAGGCCTATCTCGACCTGCACGCGAATCCCGCGCTGTTCACAGCGATCAACGCCGACACGATGGAGGTCTACGCCGAGCGCGTGCCCTTCGACGGCCAACTCGCGCAGCGCATGTCCGATCGCGCGGTGCAGATCGTGGTCGCCACCGATGCCGGCGAGCTATTGCCGCGCAGATTCTCCGATCCCACCCATTTCGAGTGCCGGTTCTGCGCCTGGCAAGACCGTTGCTGGAGTTCCCGATGACCCCCGAACACCTTCCACCGCACGCCGAGCCGATGGTCGGCGCGCGTACCGCGCATCAGGCGCTGTGCATTCCGATGCAGTGGCTCAACAACAAGGTTCAGCGCCGCTCGCGCGGCGTGCCGCACTACCGGATCGGCCATCTGGTCCGGTTCCGCCTGAGCGAACTGGAGCGGTGGCGCGATCGCCATGCGACCGTGATCGCACCTGCGAGGGAGCCTATCGATGGCGAATGACTGGCTCGACTTCAACGATGCCGAGCCTGCCAAGCCCGCGCCCACGCACTCGCCGGACGAATCGCGCGAGGCGATCCGCGTCGAGCTGATCGCGCGTCTGGACGCAGTGCTGACGTCGCTGTTCCCGGCCGGCAAGGTGCGCCGCGGCAAGTTCGTCATCGGCGATGCGCTGGGCAGCCCCGGCGACAGCCTCGAAGTAGTGCTCACCGGCGAGAAGGCGGGCCTGTGGACCGACCGCGCCGATGGCAACGGCGGTGACATCTTCGACCTGGTCGCGTCGCACTTCCGCATCGATGTACACGCCGAGTTTCCGCGCGTGCTGGAGGAGGCAGGTCGCTTGCTCGGACGTACGTCCGCGATACCGATCACGAAGCCGAAAAAGGCCCCGCCGATGGACGACCTCGGCCCCGCGACGGCGAAGTGGGACTACCTCGACGCCGACGGCCAGTTGATCGCCGTGGTGTACCGCTACGATCCTCCCGGCGGCAAGAAGGAATTTCGGCCGTGGGATGCGAAGCGCCGGAAGATGGCGCCGCCTGAACCGCGTCCGCTGTACCACCAGCCGGGCATCACGACCGCGGACACCGTTGTCCTGGTCGAGGGCGAGAAGTGCGCCCAGGCGCTGATCGACGCGGGTATCGTCGCGACCACCGCGATGCACGGTGCGAACGCGCCGGTCGACAAGACCGACTGGTCGCTGCTGGCCGGCAAGGCGCTGCTGCTGTGGCCGGACAAGGACGTGCCGGGCTGGGAGTACGCGACGGCGGCGGCACAGGCGGCGCTCGCCATCGGCGCGACGTCCTGCGACATCCTGCTCCCGCCCGACGACCGGCCCGAGGGTTGGGACGCCGCCGACGCACTGGCCGACGGGTTCGACGTCGCCGGCTTCATCGCGTCAGGCCCGCGCATGTGTATCAAGCCCGCGACCGCCACGCCGACGCAGGAAGCCTCGGTCTGGGCGACCGACGACGCGCTCGCGCTGTCCTTCACCACCCGCTACGCCGAGGACTGGCGCTACTGCGCGGCCTGGGGCAAATGGCTGCTGTGGGACGGGCGCCGCTGGCAGGCCGACGAAACCCTCCTGGTCCAGCACCTAGTGCGCGCGGTGTGTCGCGAGGCGGCGCTGAAGGCCGATTCGCACCGCCTCGCCGCGAAACTCGCCGCCAGCGGCACCGTCGGCGGCGTGGAGCGGCTCTCGCGCACCGATCGCCGGCACGCGGCGACGGCGGAGGTGTGGGATGCGAACCCATACGCGTTGAACACGCCCAGCGGCATCGTCGACCTGCGCAGCGGGCGATTGCGTCCGCACGACCGTGGCGAACACCACACGCGCCTGGCGACGGCCACGCCGCGCGGCGACTGTCCCCGCTGGCGCGCGTTCCTCGGCGATGTGACCGGCGGCGATGTGGAGTTGCAGGCGTACCTGCAGCGGATGGCCGGTTACTGTCTCACCGGCGCGACCAGCGCGCACGCGCTGTTCTTCCTCTACGGCACCGGCGCGAACGGCAAGTCGGTGTTCGTGAACGTGTTGGCGACGATCCTCGGCGACTAAGCGACCAACGCACCGATGGACACGTTCATGGAGGCGCGCGGCGATCGCCACCCGACGGATCTGGCGGGCCTGCGCGGCGCACGCTTCGTCGCCTCGGTCGAAACCGAACAGGGCCGGCGCTGGAACGAATCGAAGGTCAAGGCCATTACCGGTGGCGACAAGGTCTCGGCACGCTTCATGCGCCAGGACTTCTTCGAGTACACCCCGCAGTTCAAGCTCGTCATCGCGGGCAACCACAAACCGGCGATCCGCAACGTCGATGAGGCGATGAAGCGGCGCATGCACCTGATCCCGTTCACGGTGACGATCCCGCCCGCGCGTCGCGATCCGAAACTGACCGAGACGCTGCTGGCCGAGCGCGACGGCATCCTCGCCTGGGCGCTGGCCGGTGGCCTGCAATGGCAACGCATCGGGCTGCAGCCGCCCGCGAGCGTGGTCTCCGCGACGGAAGAGTATTTCGAGGCCGAGGACGCGCTCGGACGCTGGATCGACGAGCGCTGCGTCCGCGACGCCAACGCCAAGGCGCTGACGGGCGAATTGTTCAACGACTGGAAGACCTGGGCCGAGGCTGCGGGCGAGTTCGTCGGCTCGCAGCGTCGTTTCTCCGATCTGCTCATCACCCGCGGCATCGAGAAATGGCGCAACCCGCTCGGCGTCCGGGGGTTCCAGGGGATCGGTGTGAAGGTCACACCGAGATCCGGATACACGCCTTATGCCGACGCCGACTGACTCATCTGACGCAGCCGACACGGCCCATGATTTACGCCCACGCATGCGCACGCACGCACGTATAGGGAATAACCATGAACTGAGTCGGCTGCGTCAGGCACTCCCAATGGAACCCTGACCATGACGCAAACTCTCCTCGCTCTCGACCTCGGCACCACCACGGGCTGGGCGCTGCGCAGCCCCGATCGCCGCATCGTGAGCGGCACCCAATCCTTCAAGCCGCAACGCTTCGAGGGCGGCGGCATGCGCTTCCTGCGCTTCGTTCGCTGGCTCGACGAACTGCAGACGCTCTCAAGCGGACTGCAGCACCTCGTTTTTGAGGAAGTGCGTCGGCATGCGTCCACGGACGCGGCACACGCTTACGGCGGCTTCCTCGGCCAGCTTTCGGCCTGGTGCGAGCAACGCCAGATCCCGTACCAGGGCGTGCCTGTCGGCACGATCAAGAAGCACGCGACCGGCAAGGGCAACGCGAACAAGGACGCGATGCTCGCCGCGGTGTGGGGCTGGGGCTACGCGCCCGTCGACGACAACGAAGCGGATGCGCTCGCGCTGCTGCACTGGGCCATCGCGCAGGAGCGATCGGCATGACCGTGTGGACGTTCGACGAAGTCGAGCACCGCTTCCACGAAGCCGCAGCGACGTCGTACCGTTTGCCCGCCGCGCGCGTGGCCGGCTACGTCAGCCTGTGGCCCGAGATCGCGCGCCAGTCGTGGGAAGGCTACGCGGACGAGCGGATCGTGCTGCGCTTCCCGGCGACACCCGCGGCCGTCGATCGCCTGGCCGAGACCACGCAGTGGCTGCAATGGCTGAGCGTGGAGCAGCGCAAGCTGGTGTGGGCGCGCGCCCGCTACGTGCCGTGGCGAGCGATCTGTGAAGCGCACCAATGCTCCAAGCCCACCGCGTGGCGGCGTTGGCGGCACGCGCTCACGTTGATCGTGGTGCAGCTCAACGGCCAGCCACCACGCATCGTGGAGGCGATTACGCAGCATGACGCGACGTGACGCAATCGAACGTAAGCACGCGCGCCGGATCGTAAAACCCCGCGAAAATCCATGAAATACTCACCCCGATTGCAGGGTATCTTTTGTGCCACGGTGGTCATGCGTCCTGAAGCAGCACGCTTCGGACATGATGGCGACCCACGAGGTCAGTTGTAGACCCACAGGGTCTACGGGTCCTCCCTGCGCCCCGCCTAGAGCGGGCGGCAGAGCCGCGGAACCTCGCTACCGTCTGGCTGCAAACCGAGGTTTGCGCCGGTTTGCGGGTTTGCAGGTTTGCGGTGCAACCCAGCGTTTGCACCGCGACGCTCTTCCACTTCTCTCCAGCCCATCGGCCAGCGCGTTCGTCCCCCCTGTTCCCGGACGCGCTGGTCGGTGGGTTTCTTTTTCCGAGCCCACGATGCCCCACGCCCTCACCGTCGAGACCCGCCGGGTCGAGGCGCTGATTCCCTACGCGAAAAATCCGAGAACGCACAGCGACGCGCAGATCGCGCAGATCGCCGCGAGCATCGTGGAATTCGGCTGGACCTCGCCGATCCTGGTCGATGGCGACAACGGCGTGATCGCCGGCCACGGCCGGCTGCTCGCCGCACGCCGGCTCGGCATGACCGAAGTACCGGTGATCGAACTGGCGCACCTGGACGCGACGCAGAAGCGCGCGCTGATCATCAACGACAACCGCATCGCACTCAACGCAGGGTGGGACGACGCGCTGCTCGTGCTGGAACTCGCGGACCTCTCGGACGCGGGCTTCGACCTGGACCTGACCGGCTTCTCCGCCAGCGAGATCGAGCGCCTGCTCGACCTGGTGGAAGACGGCGACGCGGCGAGCAGCGATGCAGAACCTGTGTCACCTGCTGCGGAAGCAGCGAACGACGAAGGTGCCGACGCCGACGCGCTGGAGGACAGCGACGAAGATGGTGACGACGACGATCCCGCACCATTGAGGGCGTCGGTGTCGCGCGCGGGCGATGTCTGGATCATCGGCAGGCACCGGCTGATCTGCGGCGACGCCATCGATCCGGCCGTGGTCGCGGCGCTGATGCGCGGCGAGACCGCGCATCTGTGCATCACCTCGCCGCCCTACGCCCGGCAGCGCGACTACGCCAGCAGCATCGGCGACTGGGACGCGCTGATGCGCGGCGTGTTCGCTGCCGCCGACGATGCATTGCGCGACGACGCGCAGTTGCTGGTCAACCTCGGTCTCGTCCACGACGACAACGAAGTGCAGCCGTACTGGGACGGCTGGACCGCGTGGATGCGCGCGCAGGGCTGGCGGCGGTTCGGCTGGTACGTCTGGGACCAGGGGCCGGGCCTGCCGGGCGATTGGCGTGGACGCCTCGCGCCCAGCTTCGAGTTCGTCTTCCACTTCAACCGCAGCAACCGCAAGGCGAACAAGACCGTGCCGTGCAAATTCGCCGGGCAGGACATTCACCTGCGCGCCGATGGTTCGTCCACCGCGCTGCGCGGTCGGGATGGCGGCGCGCTGGCGTGGTCGCACGAACACCAGCCGACGCAGGCCATGCGGATTCCGGATTCTGTTATTCGCGTCATGCGCCACAAGGGCAAGCTCGGCCGGGGCATCGACCATCCGGCGGTGTTCCCGGTCGCGCTGCCGACGTTCGTGATCGAGGCGTACTCGGATGCGGGCGAGGTGGTGTACGAACCCTTCGGCGGCAGCGGCAGCACGTTGATCGCCTGCGAACGCACCGGGCGCGTCTGTCGCGCGGTAGAGATTGCGGCCGAGTACGTCGATGTCGCCATCGAACGCATCCGCCAGCAACTGCCGGGTCTGCCGATCACGCTGGAAGCGACCGGCCAACCCTTCGATGTGGTCGCCGCGGAACGCCGCGGCAGCGGGCAGGTGGCGGCATGAGCTGGGTCGCGGAGAAGATCGCGCACTGGCCGCTCGCGCGGCTGTTGCCCTATGCGCGCAACGCACGCACGCACTCGGACGAGCAGGTCGCGCAGATCGCGGCCAGCATCGTCGAATTTGGGTTTACGAACCCGTGTCTCGTCGGTGCCGATGGCGTGCTGGTGGCCGGTCACGGTCGCCTGTTGGCGGCGCGCAAGCTCGGGCTGGAGACGGTGCCGGTGGTCGTGCTCGATCATCTCTCGCCGACCCAGCGTCGCGCGCTGGTGCTCGCGGACAACCGCATCGCCGAGAACGCAGGCTGGGACGACGCCATGCTGCGCACCGAACTGGAAGCGTTGCAGGCCGACGGCTTCGATCTGGACCTGACCGGCTTCGATCCGGACGCACTCGCCGAACTGCTGGCCGGTGAGGAGACCGACCAGGCCGGTGAGGTTGATGACGACGACGTGCCCGAAGAGGCGGTCGCCGTGGTGTCGCGTCCCGGCGATGTGTGGGTGCTGGGCGAACACCGCGTGCTGTGCGGCGACGCCACCGATCCGGAGAACTACGTGCGGCTGCTGGAAGGCGAGCGCGCGGACATGGTCTTCATCGATCCGCCCTACAACGTCGATTACGCCAACAGCGCGAAGGACAAGCTGCGCGGCACGCAGCGTCCGATCCTCAACGACAATCTCGGCGAGGGCTTCTACGATTTCCTGCTCACGGCGTTGACGCCGATCGTGGCGCACTGCCGCGGCGCGATCTACATCGCCATGTCCTCGGGCGAACTCGACACGCTGCAGGCCGCGTTTCGCGACGCGGGCGGTCACTGGTCGACGTTCGTGATCTGGGCGAAGAACACGTTCACGCTCGGACGCGCCGACTACCAGCGCCAGTTCGAGCCGATTCTGTACGGCTGGCCGGAAGGCGCGCAGCGTCACTGGTGCGGCGATCGCGACCAGGGCGATGTGTGGCAGATCAAGAAGCCGCAGCGCAACGATCTGCATCCGACGATGAAGCCGGTGGAACTGGTGGAGCGGTGCATCCGCAACTCCAGTCGGCCGGGCGATGTGGTGCTCGACAGCTTCGGCGGATCGGGCACGACGCTCATCGCCGCGCACAAGAGTGGCCGGCGCGCGCGGCTGATGGAACTCGATCCGAAATACTGCGACGTGATCGTGCGCCGCTGGCAGACCTGGAGCGGTGAATCTGCAGTGCGCGAGGCCGATGGCGTCGCATTCGACGATGCGGCGGATGTCCTGGCATGACCCCGGCACCGCACGCGCCGGCCTTCTACAACGAAATCGAACCTTACCTCTGCACATGGCTCAACCACCAGATCGCTGCCGGCCTGATTGCGTCGGGGCGCGTCGACGGGCGCGACATCCGTGACCTCGACGCGAACGACCTCGCGGGGTACCGGCAGGTCCACCTGTTCGCGGGCGTCGGCGGCTGGGCCTACGCCGCCCGGCTCGCCGGGTGGCCGGACGACGCCGAACTGTGGAGCGCCTCGTGCCCGTGCCAGCCGTTCTCGGTCGCGGGCAAGCGCGGTGGGACCAACGATCCACGGCATCTATGGCCCGACGTGTTTCGGCTCGTCCGAGAGCGTCGCCCCGCCGCACTCGTGGGTGAGCAGGTTGCAGCGGCGACTGGCCAGGGTTGGCTCGACGGAGTGTTCGCTGATCTGGCGAGTCTCGGCTACACCTGCGAAGCGGCGGTTGTTCCGGCTTGTGCCGTCAATGCGCCCCATCGACGCGATCGACTGTGGTTTGTGGCTTACACCGACGACGCGCGACTACAAGGATTCGTGGGGGACGTCGCTGGCGCCGAGGAAGGATGGCGCGTCGCGGAAGGATCTGCTGCCGCGTCAGGTGTACGCGACGGTGCGGGCGCTGTGGGCGACGCCGACGGCGTCGGCGGACAAGTCGATCCGCACGCCGGAAGGCGCGCGCCGGGAAGTCGAGCGCGACCGCTCGCCGGATCTGGCGGCGCAGACGCTGGCGCTGTGGCCGACGCCGACGAGTCTGGCGCCGCCGAAGGACGGCTACAACGGGGCGGGGAATTCGGCGGGGCTGGTGGCGATCCGACAGATCGCGCTGGGGCTGTATCCGACCCCGACGAGCGCCTGCGCGAGCGGCGGCCAGACCTCGCGCAGCGGCACGCGCAGGCACGAACCATTGCTGCGCGGGATCGCGATGGACGTGAGCGCGGCGCTTGGGACGACGTCGAGTGGATCGTCGGCCACGACGGCAAGGCGCGCCGGGTCCCTCGCACCGGAATTCGTCTTCTGGCTGATGGGATACCCGCGCGCATTCCTCGACTGCGCGCCGCCGGCAATGCGATCGTCCCGATCCTCGGCGCGGAAGTCATCCGGGCGTTGATGGAGACGTTGTCGGATCGCTGAGGTGGTGCGCAATGCGGGACCGGGCGATGCCCGATCCCGCAGAGGGGCCGTTCGGTGGATGCGTCATAGCTTCGCGACGCTGAAGTCGTCGTCTTCGTAGATGCGTTTCGACATGCGTGCATCGGCGTTCGCGCGCGGCCCGTCCTCGCCGTACCGGCTGAGGGCGGCGCAGCGCGCGAGGGTGTCGTTGCGTTCGTGGACGGTGCCGATGCAGCCGACGCCGGTGACGTGGATCTGCCATTCGTGCATGGCCTGCTCCGTGGTGGCGTTCGAGGAAGGGACCGGGCGCGGCCTGATCCCGGTGCGGTCAGGCGTCTTCGTTGAACATGAAGCTGCCGGGGCCGTTGCCCTCGTCGTCGCTGAGCAGGATGAGCGTGCGTTCCTTGCCGTCGCGGCACTTGACGACGAAACCGTACAACTCTTCGTCGAGGGGATCGTCGCTGGCGCCGCTGCGGGCGAGTGCGGTGATGGTGCCGCCGACCAGCGGCGCGAGTTGCTTGAGGTAGAAATCGATCGAGGAGGACATCGGAAACTCCAGTGGTGGTGGGTGAGGGTTCAATCGTCGAGGCGCGGTCAACCGCGCTCGGCGGTCTCGTCGTGGATCGCGGCGTGAATCACGAAACCGGTGAGGTAGGGCAATCCCTGCGGGATGCCGTAGTCGATGGCGGTGCGCCGCTTGATGGTCATGCGCATCCATGCCGCGACGGTGGTCGTGATCGCATCGGGCAGCGCCTGACCGTGGTACTGATGGCCGCAGACTTCATCGGCGAAGTGCCGTCCGGCTTTGCTGTCGAGAAAGGCGCGCACATCCTCCAGCGACTCGCCAGTGGCCTCGGCGATGGCGGTCATGGCGAGCGGCCATGCGACGCTGGCGTAGCCGTGCATCGTGCCCCAGAAACCCCAGCTTTCGTTTTGCGTGGCGGGGATGGCGGTGTTCGTGTTCGTGCTCATGCTGTGCGGTCTGTCGTGTGGTGTGTGTGCGGACATGAACGCGCTGTTCGCGATGGAAGCCAAGCGAAAGATCGCGCTTTTCGGCTTGTTTTTTGCTCTTTCGCGAGGTGCGTCGCGCATCGATTGTCGGTGCGCAATGCCGCGCATCGGCGCGGCATTGCGTCAGGCTGCGTTGCGCTGCGACATCACGCCGTCGGCGCGGCCTCGACGATGCGGTAGACGCGCACGCCGCCTTCGGCCTTGTCGGAGGTGACGGTCAGACCGAGCTTCTTCTTGAAGGCCCCGGCGAAGGTGCCGCGCACCGTGTGAGCCTGCCAGTTCGTCGCTTCGCAGATCTGCGCGATGGTGGCGCCCTCGGGTCGCTTGAGCATCGCGATCACCTGCGCCTGCTTGCTGTTCTCGCGGGTGCGCGGCGCGGCCTGTTCGCCTTCTCCCGAGGCTTCGGTCTTCGGCGCGGCCTTGGCCTTGCGTGCGGCCTTCGTGGCCTTCTTGCCGGCCGGCGTCGCCGTTTCGGTGGCGGCGGTCTGGTCGGGGCGCGGGCGGCCCAGCGCCTCGTAGGCGGCGTCGGTGACGATCCAGTCGCCGTTGCTGCCGATGATCATCGCGCGGGTGAAGAGGCCCTCGATGACCTTCTTGCGCGCGCCGCCCTTGATGGTGTCGGGGAACCATTCGACCTTGCCCTGCGTGTGGTCGATGGCGTGAGTCAGCACGGCGATCTGATTGTCGTTGAGCGTGATCGGCTTGGCGGTGGCGGCGGTGTTCATTGCGGTGCTCCTGTTTGCGTGTGGTGTGGGATGTGGTTGGCGCGGCGTGATGAACGCGCTGTTCCCCACCGAAGCCAAGCCCGATGTCGCGCATGCGAGTGGTGTTAAGCCAACGGACGGGAAGCCGTCGCCTGGCGCGCTGTTCGCGCCGAAAGTCAACTCGTCAATCAAACATTCGGATGGGAATTTCGATCCGCGCGTATGCGCGCCATCGCGGCGTTACCGACACCGCGGTCCACAAGGCGATCCGGGCCGGGCGCATCGCGCCGGAGGCCGACGGCACCATCGATGCGGCGAAGGCCGATGCGGAGTGGGCGCGCAATTCCGCGCCGGCACGCAGCGGCACGCAGGCGCGCGCACCGCGCGTGACGGTGCCGGAGGCGGCCGACATCGGGCGCGACACGGGTCGCGACGCGGGCACGGCGACGCTGCCGGCGGGCGGTGCCTCGCTGTTGCAGGCGCGCACCGTCAACGAGGTGGTGAAAGCGCAGACCAACAAGGTGCGCCTCGCGCGCCTGAAGGGCGAACTGGTCGAGCGTTCGCAGGTCGTGGCGCATGTGTTCAAGCTGGCGCGCGACGAGCGCGATGCGTGGTTGAACTGGCCCGCGCGGGTGTCGGCGCAGATGGCGGCGACGCTCGCGGTCGATCCGCATGCGATGCATCTGGCGTTGGAAGCGGCGGTCCGCGCGCACCTCGCCGAGTTGGGCGAAGTGCGCGTGAAGGTGAATTAGCCCACGAGCAGCGCGCAGGCCTGTTGCAGGAGGTGCTCGATCATGGCGAGGCGCCCGTGCTGCGCGGGGTCATCGTTGGCCTCCTCGCTGCGCGTTTCGAGGCGGATGTGCATTTCGGCGAGCAGGCTCTCGATGCCGTCGAGGTGGTCGCCGGGGTGCAGGACGGCGTCGGGTTCGCCGCCGGCCGCGCCGAGCGCCTGCTCGATGCCGCTGACCGCGAAGTTCAGGCCGTTCTGGAACTCCTCGTCGTCGGGATAAGCGTCGTACAGCGACTCGATGCGCTGGCGGACGAGCAGGAGATCGGTGTGGAGCGCGTCGTGCATGGCGGTGTCCTCGATGGCCGTCTGGCCGGGGACCGCATGAACGCGCTGTTCCGCACAGAAGCCAAGCGCGGCGAACGCCATCATTTCACCGGATTCAGGCATGCTCGATTACGAAGGCGCGCACGAGATCGAGCGCGCCTGGCACGAGGGCCTGACCCCCGATCCGCTGCTGTCGGTCTCCACCTGGGCCGACCAGCACCGGATACTGTCGAGCAAGGCCTCGGCCGAACCCGGCCGCTGGCGCACCACGCGCACGCCGTACTTGCGCGAGATCATGGACTGTCTCTCGCCGGTTTCGCCGATCGAGCGCGTGGTCTTCATGAAGGGCGCGCAGGTCGGCGGTACCGAGTGCGGCAGTTGCTGGATCGGCTACGTGATCCACCACGCGCCGGGCCCGATGATGGCGGTGTGGCCGACCGTGGAAATGGCCAAGCGCAACTCGAAACAGCGGATCGATCCGCTGATCGAGGAGTCGCCGGTGCTGGCGGCGTTGATCGCACCGGCGCGCTCGCGGGATGCGGGCAACACCATCCTCGCCAAGGAGTTCCGCGGCGGCGTGCTGGTGATGACCGGCGCCAACAGCGCGGTCGGTTTGCGCTCGATGCCGGTGCGATATCTGTTTCTCGACGAGGTCGACGGCTATCCGCTCGATGTCGAGGGCGAAGGCGATGCGATCTCGCTGGCGGAGGCGCGCACGCGCACCTTCACCCGCCGCAAGATCTTCATCGTTTCGACGCCGACGATTGCGGGCGCCAGCAGCATCGAGCGCGAGTACGAAGCGAGCGATCAACGACGCTACTTCGTGCCGTGCCCGCACTGCGCGCATGCGCAGTGGTTCCGATTCGAGCAATTGCGCTGGGAGCGCGGCCGACCGGAGACGGCGACCTATGTCTGCAAGTCGTGCGAGCAGCCGATCGCCGAGCACCACAAGACGTGGATGCTCGAACACGGCCAGTGGCGGGCGACCGCACCGGGCAACGGCCGGACCGCCGGGTTTCACCTGTCGTCGTTGTACAGCCCGGTGGGCTGGCGCAGTTGGCGCGAGATCGCCGCGGCGTGGGAGAGCGCGATCGACAAGGTCACCGGCTCGGCGTCGGCGATCAAGACCTTCAAGAACACCGAACTGGGCGAGACCTGGGTCGAGGAGGGCGAGGCGCCGGACTGGCAGCAGTTGCTGGAACGGCGCGAGGACTACCGGATCGGCAGCGTGCCGCGCGGCGGCCTGCTGCTGGTCGGCGGCGCGGACGTGCAGAAGGACCGCATCGAAGTCTCGGTGTGGGCCTTCGGTCGGGGCAAGACGGCGTGGCTGGTCGAGCACCGCGTGTTGATGGGCGATACCGCGCGCGACGCGGTGTGGACGCAGTTGCGCGCACTGCTCGCGGAGACCTGGACGCACGCGGGTGGCGCGCAGTTGCCGCTGGCGCGCTTCGCCATCGATACCGGCTTCGCGACGCAGGCCGTGTATGCCTTTGTGCGCGCCTGCCGTGACAGCCGGGTCATGGCGGTCAAGGGCGCGGCACGCGGCGCGGCGCTGATCGGGACGCCGACGGCGGTGGACGTCACCGTCGCCGGCAAGAAGCTGCGCCGCGGCGTGAAGGTGTACACGGTGGTGGTCGGCATCGCCAAGCAGGCGCTGTACCAGCACCTGCGCCTGCACGCCGACGTGGCGGAGGACGGCCTGACGCCGGTGTATCCGGCGGGCTACATCCACCTGCCGAAGGTCGACGCCGAGTTCCTGCAGCAGTTGTGCGCGGAGCAGTTGATCACGCGACGGGACCGGAGCGGTTATGCGGTCCGCGAGTGGCAGAAGCTGCGCGAGCGCAACGAGGCGCTCGATTGCTACGTGTACGCGCGCGCCGCAGCGGCGGCGGCCGGGCTGGACCGTTTCGAGGATCGTCACTGGCGCGAACTGGAACGCTCGCTCGGCATTGCCCGGACGAACGATCCACCGCCCATCGCCACCGCCACCGGACCCGAGGAGGCCACCGACAACGGTGGCCTTTCCGCATCTACGCGCCCGAATCGTCGGCGTGTGGTCAAGAGCCGCTGGCTCCACCGCTGAACTCCATCGAGTCAACACCGCATGGCCTACACCCCCGAACACCTCGCGGCGCTCGAACGCGCGCTCACGACCGGCGAGCAGCGCGTCACCTTCGGCGACCGCACCGTCGAGTACCGCTCGGTCGATGACCTGATCGCGGCCATCGGCGTCGTGCGACGCGGTCTCGAAGAGCAGGCGGTTGCGGCAGGGACTGCGCGTCGTCGCCCGCGCCGTGTCGTCGTCAACACCGACAAGGGCACGTGATCGCATGAGCTGGTGGTCGCGGCTGCGCGCCCGGATGTTCGGCGCGTCGCCCACCTACGATGGCGTCGGCGGCGGACGTCGTGCGCGCTTCTGGCAGGTCGGCAATCCCGGCGCGGTCGCGGCGCTCGCCTACGCGCAGGACGAGTTGCGCGCCAAGAGCCGCGACCTGGTGCGTCGCAACGCCTGGGCGGCGACCGGCGTCGAAGCCTTCGTCGCCAACGCCATCGGCACCGGGATCAAGCCGCAGTCGATGCTCGCCGATCTCGCCCAGCGCGAGGCGGTGCAGGCGCTATGGCGCGACTGGTGCGAGGAGGCGGATGCCGCCGGGCTGACGGATCTGTACGGGCTGCAGGGCTTGGCCTGCCGGGCGATGCTCGAAGGGGGCGAGTGCCTGGTGCGGCTGCGCTACCGGCGGCCGGAGGATCGGCTGTCGGTCGGCCTGCAACTGCAACTGCTCGAACCCGAACACCTTCCGGCGACGCTGAACCGCGAACTGCCCAACGGCAACGTGATCCGCGCCGGCATCGAGTTCAACGGCATCGGTGTGCGCGTCGCCTACCACCTCTACAAGAGCCATCCCGGCGACGGGATGCTCGCGCCGATGTCCGCGCACGGTGGCCTGGACACGGTGCGTGTGCCGGCGAACGAAATCCTGCACCTGTTCCGCCCGTTGCGCCCCGGTCAGATTCGCGGCGAGCCGTGGCTGGCGCGGGCGCTGGTGAAGCTGCACGAACTCGACCAGTACGACGATGCAGAGCTGGTGCGCAAGAAGACCGCGGCGATGTTCGCGGGCTTCATCACCCGCGGCGGCCCGGAAGACCCCTTGCTCGGCGAAGGCGAAGCCGATGCGCAGGGCGTCGCGATGGCGAGCCTGGAGCCGGGGACGATGCAGTTCCTGGAGCCGGGCGAGGACGTGAAGTTCTCGCAGCCGGCGGACGTGGGCTCGAGCTACGCGGAGTTCATGCGCCAACAGTTCCGCGCCGTCGCCGCGGCGATGGGCATCACCTACGAGATGCTCACCGGCGATCTGACGCAGGTGAATTACTCCTCCATCCGTGCCGGCCTGCTGGAATTCCGGCGCCGCTGCGAGGCGATCCAGCACGGCGTGATCGTGCATCAATTGTGCCGCCCGCTGTGGCGCGCGTGGATGACGCAGGCCGTGCTCGAAGGCGCGCTGGTACTGCCCGGTTACGCGCGCGGCGGCATCGCGCGTCGTCGCCAATACCTCGCGGTGAAGTGGATCGCGCAGGGCTGGCAGTGGGTCGATCCGAAGAAGGAGTTCGACGCGATGATCGCGGCGATCCGCGGCGGCCTGCTGTCGCGCTCGGAAGCGATCTCCAGCTTCGGCTACGACGCCGAGGACATCGACCGCGAGATCGCCGCCGACAACGCACGCGCCGACGCGCTCGGCCTGCGCTTCGACTCCGATCCCCGTTACGACCACCCCGCGCAAGCGGCGGCGACTCCTTCTTCCCAGGCGAATTGATGACTGCTCTCGTCCACCTGGCGTCCCGTCTCTACGGGACGCCGCTGCTGATCGCGCGCGCCAAACTCGACACGATTCTCGCCGTGCTCGGTCCGCGCATCGGTCTGGCACCGATCGAGACGGCTTCCATCGGACTCGTGCTGCCGGCGGACGCGCCGATGGCGTCGGACCCCGTGCCGACGGCGCCCGGCATCGCGATCATTCCGATCCACGGCACGCTGGTGCGCCGCGCGATCGGACTCGATGCGATGTCGGGCCTCACGTCCTACACGCGCATTGCGGCCGATCTCGACGCGGCGCTCGCGGCCCCGGAGGTCGCGGGCATCCTGCTCGATATCGACTCGCCCGGCGGTGAAGCCGGCGGCGTGTTCGAGTTGGGCGCACGCATTCGTGAGGCGAGCGCACGAAAGCCGGTGTGGGCGCATGCCGGCGACAGCGCGTTCTCCGCCGGCTATGCGCTCGCTTGCGCTGCGCAGCGCGTGACGCTCGCGACCACCGGCGGCGTCGGCTCGATCGGCGTGATCGCGCTGCACATCGACCAGTCGGTGCGCAACGCGCAGAACGGTCTCAGCGTGACCGCGCTGTATGCCGGCGCACACAAGAACGACGCCACCCCACACGCGCCGCTGACGCCGCAGGCGACCGACGCGCTGCAATCCGAAATCGATCGCCTCTACGCCCTGTTCGTCGCGCACGTCGCCGCCATGCGCGGCCTCGACGCCAACGCCGTGCGCGCGACCGAAGCGGCGCTGTTCTTCGGCGAGGACGCGCTCGCTGCGGGCCTCGCCGATGGCGTCGCGTCGCTCGACGCCACCCTCGCCGACTTCGCCACCGCCCTCGGCAGGCGCGGGCGTCCGCCCGGTTCCAACCCACCGCTCGCATTACCCGCGCGCCTTGCGCTCCCACCCCCCACGGAGTTGTCCATGACCGAATCCACTGCGACGGCGCCCGCGCCGTCCACGCCCCCTGCCGCGCCCGCACCGGCCGCTGTGCCGGCGCCGACCGCGTCCGTCGCGCCGCCTTCCACCGATCCGCAGGCAGAGGCCGTCGCCATCGCCGAGCTGTGCCTGCTCGCCGGTTGCCCGGAACGCACCACCGAGTTCCTCGCCGCGCGCATGAGCGCCGCCCAGGTCCGCCAGGTGTTGCTGCAAGCCCGCGCCGACCAGGTCGAGATCGCCTCGCACCACCTCGCGAACGCGGCGCCTGCGGCGGCGACCACCACCAACCCGGTCCTCGATGCGGTGCGCAAGCGCATCGCGTCGACGACCCCGCAAGGAGCCTGAGCCATGCCTGTGCTGCACGAACCCGTCAACCTCGCCGACCTGCTCAAGTACGAAGCCCCGAATCTGTACTCCCGCGACGAAGTCGTCGTCGCCGCGGGCCAGACCCTCGCGCTCGGCGCCGTCGTCGGTCGCGTGACCGCGACCCGCGAGATCGTCGCCCTCGATCCCGCCGCGAACGACGGCCGCGAGATCGCCGCCGGTGTCCTGATCGAAGCGATCACCACGACCGCGACCGAACGCCGCCGCAGCGTGATCGTCTCGCGTCACGCCATCGTCTTTGGCGGCGCGCTGGTCTTCGCCCCCACCCTCACCGCCGAACAGACCGCAGCTGCCCTCGCGCAGCTGGCGGCGCTCGGCGTCCTCGTCCGTCAATTCCCCCAGGTCGCCGCCTCCCATGCTGAATCCCTTCGCTAATCCCGCGTTCTCGATGGCCGCGCTCACCGCGGCCATCAACCTGATTCCGAACCGCTACGGCCGGCTGCAGGAACTGGACCTGTTCCCCGAGAAGCCGGTGCGCTCGCGCCAGATCCTCGTCGAGGAGAAGGCCGGCGTGCTGACCCTGCTGCCGACCCGGCCCCCGGGCTCGCCCGGCACGCTCGCCGCGCACGACAAGCGCCGCGTGCGCTCGTTCGTCGCGCCGCACATTCCGCACGACGACGTGGTCCTGCCCGAGGAAGTCTCCGGCCTGCGCGCGTTCGGCTCGGAGACCGAACTCGAATCGGTCGCGGGCGTGATCGCCGAGCGCCTGGAGACCATGCGCAACAAGCATGCGATCACGCTTGAGCACCTGCGCATGGGCGCGCTCAAGGGCCAGATCCTCGACTCGGACGGCAGCGTGCTCTACGACCTGTTCGAGGAGTTCCGGATCGCGCAGCAGCACGTGCCCTTCCAGATCGACAACCCGAACAACGGCACCGACGTCAAACAAAAGTGCATCGAGACGTTGGCGCTGATCGAGGAGGGCCTGCTCGGTGAGTTCATGACCGGCGCGCGCGTGCTGTGCTCGCAGGAATTCTTCGCCGCGCTCACCTCGCACAAGGACGTCAAGACGGCCTACGCGCAGTGGCAGCAGGGCGCGGTGCTGATCAACGACGTGCGCAAGGGCTTCAGCTTCGGCGGTCTGGTGTTCGAGGAGTACCGCGGCAAGGCGTCGGACCTGGAAGGGACCGTGCGCCGGTTCATCGCACCGGGCGAGGCGCATGCCTTCCCGATCGGCACCCTCAACACCTTCGGCACCTACAACGCGCCGGCCGACTTCAACGAGACGGTCAACACGCTCGGCCGGCCGGTGTACGCCAAGCTCGATCCGCGCAAGTTCGAGCGCGGCACCGACCTGCACACGCAGTCCAATCCGCTGCCGATGTGCCTGCGGCCGAGCGTGCTGGTCAAGCTCTCGATCAACTGAGGCACGCCCATGAACGACCACGACACGCTGGCGGCAATGCCGCCGGCCGGGGATCGCTTTGTCCGCGCGATCGACCGGGTGCTGATCCACGAGGGCGGCGATGCCGACGATCCGCGCGATCCCGGCGGTCGCACGCGCTGGGGCATCAGCCAGCGCACGTATCCGACGCTCGCCATCGGCAAGCTCACGCGGACGGAGGCGATCGCGCTATACCGGCGCGACTTCTGGACGCCGCTGCAGGGCGATGCGTTGCCGCCCGCACTCGCATTCCAGGCGCTCGACGCCGCGGTGAACCACGGCGTCGGACGCACGGTGCGCTGGCTGCAGCGGTTGGCCGGTGTGCGGATCGATGGGCAACTCGGGCCGGTGACGCTTGCGGCCCTGCGTTCGGCCGATGAGGCGTCGCTGATCGAGCGGCTGCTTGCGCTGCGTCTGGACCTCTACGCCGAGCACGACCGCTTCGTCGCGTTCGGTCGCGGCTGGACGCGGCGGATCGCCGAGAACCTGCGGTACGCCGCGCGGGATCTAGCGTGAGCAGTCCGCTCGATCCGGCCTTCGAGGCCGCGCACGACGCGCTGTTCGCGGTATTCGGCGAGCCGGCCATTGTGCGCCGCGGTCGCCGGCCGCCGGTGCCGGTGCGCGTGGTGATCACCTACAACGTCGCCGAGCTGGGCGACTACAGCCAAGGCTTCGCCCGCGTCACCACCGTGAAGTTCCGCAATCCCGAGTGGCGACCGCGTGCGGGCGATGTCCTGCACGTGCCAGGCGGCCGTTTCCGGATCGAGCGCATCGTCGTCGACGACGGCTTCGTGACCGAAACGGTGCTGCATGGGTGAGATGCCGATCCCGTGGGCGATCCTTGAGCTGGTGCAGGCGCGCCTGCGCACGGTGCGTCGGGCGAACGACTACCGCACCGACGCCGGTCGCGACGTGCGCCTGGAGCCGGCGCCCTTCGACCCGAGCGATGCGCCGCGCCTGACGCTGTATCCGCTGACCACCCTGTATCCCGACGATGCGCGCAGTGTCGGCGAACGCGGCTTCACGTTCGTCGTCGAGGCGCTCGTGCCGGTGCGGATCGACAACGCGCAGCAGCGCATCGTCGAGACGATCGCCGACATCGAGGATGCGCTGGATGGTTACGCGCAAGCGCCGCTCGGACTGCCGCTGCAGTTCCAGGAATCGGTGCTGCTCGACCGGCCGGATGGCCTGGCCGCGATGGCGGCGCAGGTGCTGTTCGGGACGCGGTACCGACGTTCGCCGCGGTAACGACCGATCCGCTCACGAGAAGAAATCCCGGATGTCGCGCCGGGGGCGATGGCCGTCAATGTGGCGGATGGCCTGCGCCAGCGAAAACAGGATTTTCGACGTGTAATCGAAGGAGGGGAGGCCATAGACGGCGTGATCCTCTCCGGTCGCGCAGTACTTCGGATCGTCCAGCGCATGGAAGGTGCGGCAGTTGAACGGGCGCACCGAGTAAATCGTGCATTCGCCCTGCGCCCCCAGAAACGGACATGGCGAAGTGTGGCCATGCGTATGGATGGCCCGCTTCGTGTAGTCGCGCCCGGTATGACGTGCGATGAGGACCGCCTCGGTTTCGGTGAGATCCACGTCGATGTGGCAGCACGCACTGCAGCCTCTTCGACACACCGCGAGGGTCGAGATGAAGCGGTTGTAGATGTTCATGTAGCGGTAGATCCACCGCAGCCGTCCCAGCGGATCGGTCACGACGACGTTGCACCACCACACCAGCGCCTTGTGCAACCGGACCAGATGGCGCGGCAGCGGGGGCAATGGCGGTACCGCGGTCTTGTCGCGAATCGGTGCGGGCATGCGTCCTTTCCTGGCCAGGGCAGGGATCTGTTGTAACCCACCTCGAACCTCCGCGGAAGCGGACGCGTTCGCTGTTTCCATCGAATTTTCATTCCTCCCCATGACCACGACCTCCACGCAGGTCGGTGGCGGCGCGTTCGCGCTGCACGCCGATCTCGACGGCCTGCTGTCCGCCTCCCGCAATCTGAGCGTGCTGGCCTCGCACCTGCCGACCCTGCACGCGCGCGCGATCGGCACCTTGTCTCGGCGTCTGCCGGTGCAGGCTCGCCGCGACATCCAGGCCGAGTACCAGATCGGCGCGCGCCGCCTCACGCAAGACCTGTCATCGCGCACCACCGACGACGGCGTGCGCCTGGTGGGGCGCTTTCGTGGGATCGGCCTGCGGAATTTCGCCGCGCGTCCGACCTCGCGTGGCGTCACCGCCGCCATTTTTCGCGGCAAACGCAGCCTGCGCGAACACGCCTTCCTCGGCGTGGGCGTGAATCGCAACGCGCAGGTGTTCCGCCGCGAAGGCCCCAAGCGCCCGATGCAGCAGGGCCGCTATGCCGGCAAACAACGCCAGCCGCTGGTCGCCGAGTACGGCGCCACCGCCGCGCAAATGCTCGCCAAAGGCCGCCGCCCCGAGCGGTTGGTCGATTACGCCCGCGGCGTGCTCGCCGCCGAATCCGAACGTCTCCTGCGGCTCGCCGCCGGGGCGTCCGCCCCTTCTTCCCCCAACGCACCACGCACATGAAAACCATCCGCCTGTACCACCCGCACACCCACGAAGGCATCGCCTACGACCCGCCGCCGGAAGGCCTCGAACTCAGTGTCAACGACGCCGATGCCGCCGTGCTCGAGGCGTGGGGCCTGACCACGCCGCCGCCCGCGCTCACGGACGCACCGATCGCGTCCGGCGCCGACGCCCCCGTTGCCGTCGCCGATGGGACGGGAAGCGAAGCATCGGCGACCGAGGCGATCTCGCCACGTCATGACCGCCGCGCGCGCGTCGCGGTCGATCTTTCCCCCACCGAACCGGCCGTCGACACGACGGCCAGGAGCGTCTGATGCAGGATTTTTCGTTCCAGGGAAAACTCTATCTGGGCAACCGCCTGCCCGGCGGTCGACCCGGCGCGCTGCGCTGGGTCGGCGATGCCCCCAAGTGCGACCTGACCCTCAAGACCGAGACCGAGACCCGCAAGGAATCGTACTCGGGCAATCGCCTGACCTCCGCCGTGCTGCAGAAGGGCAAGGAGGCCGAACTCACCGTCGCGATCAACTGGGCCGACATCGACAACCTGCTGCTCGGCCTCTACGCGAGCAAGGCGTCGATCGCTGCGGGCACTGTCACGGGTGAAGCGTTTCCGGCGGGGCTTGCCCCGAACGACGTGATCGCGCTCGACCACACCACGATCAGCCAGTTCGTGTTGACCGACGGCAACGCGGCGCCGGCCACGCTGGTGGCGAACACCCACTACCGGATCGAGAGCATTCGCGCGGGCCTGATCAAGCTGCTGAACCTCGCGACGTTCGTCCAACCGCTGCGCGCGGCCTACCGCTATGGCGCGCGCACCAGCGTGGCGATGCTCACTACGTCGGCGCCCGAACGCTTCCTGTATCTGGACGGCACCAACTCGATCGACAACGCGCCGGTACAGGTGCGCCTGTACCGCGTGCAGTTCAATCCGGTGAGCAACCTCGGCCTGATCCACGAGTCGTTCGGCCAGTTCGAGCTGACCGCCTCGGTGCTGTTCGATGCCGAAGCGGCGGCCGACCCGCTGCTCGGCGGCTTCGGCCGGCTCGATCTGCCGGAGGTGGTCTGATGGCCACGAAACTGCCCGCCGCGCCTGCGTCTGAGACCGCCGCCGCAGACGACCTCGCGATCCTGCATCCGGATCGCACGCTCGTGCTCGGCGGTCGCACGATCGTTCTCCGCGAGTACGGTTTCTTCGAGGGGCTGGACGTCGCCGATCGCGCGTCCGCCTTCATCGCCGATCTGATCGCCGCCAGCGACGACGGCGCGCTGCGGTACGCGCAGGTGCGCCGACTGTTCGGTCGCCACCGTGCGGTGATTCCCGCGATTGCGGCGCAGGCCGGCGATGTCGACGCCGCGTGGCTCGAGACGCTCGCGCCCGACGAATTGGAGCTGTACCTCGCGACCTGGTTCGCGGTGAACGCCGCTTTTTTCGTGCGCGAGGTGCTGGCGGAACTGCGCGAGGCCCAACTGCTCGCGGCCGGCGCCTCCGCTGGGGCGATCTCTTCGCCCGACTCGCCGCCGCCGGCTACGGCGACCTTGTCCGACTCGGCCGCATGACCGAGCGCCAGCTCCTCGCGACCTTCGAGGCCGTCGACCGTGGCGAACGCCACCGCCGCGCGGACTTCATCGAGGACGTGGCCACCGCCGTGTGGGGCGGGGAGGCGGCCGAGGCGCGCGTGAAGTCCCTGCGCGGCCGTTCGTGAACGAGGTTCCATGAATCAGGATTTCGTTCTCAATCTGAAGGTCCGCGGCGATTCCGCGCAGGCCGAGACCAGTCTCGGCCGCCTGCAGAGCGCGCTGGCCCAGGTCGACCGCGCGCTCGGCCAGGTGCGCGCCGCCGGCCGGGCGGTGACCGTCGATGCGCAGGCGGCGCCCGTGCTCGCCGCGCAGCGCGCGATCACTGCCGAGGTCGAGCGACGCACCCGCCTGGAAGCCGACGCCGCGGCCCGCAACGCCGCCGCGCTGCGCCAGCAGGCGGTCGAGCAGGCGCGCATCGCCGAACGGCGCGCCGCGTCCACCGCCGTGTTCAGCGCGGCGACGCCGGAGCAGTTGCGCACGCCGGCCGAACGCACCGCCGCCCTGGGTCAGGCCCAGGCGCTGCGCCGGGACGCCGAACTGCGGATGCTGGAGATCAACCGCCGCGCCGACGCGCTCGAAACGCGCCTGGCGACGACCCGCACCGGGCTTGCCACCGCGACCGTCACCGCCGCGCGCGCGACCGACGTTGGTCGCCGGGCCGTGGACCAGTACGGGATCTCCGTCGGTCAGACCCGGCAGGCGATGCGGCAGCTGCCGGCGCAGATCACGGATATCTTCACCTCGCTGGCTGGCGGCCAGAAACCGTGGCTGGTCGCGATCCAGCAGGGCGGTCAGTTGAAGGACTCCTTCGGCGGCATTGTGCCCGCCGCACGCGCGCTGCTCGGTGCGATCACGCCGATGGTCGCGGGCCTCGCCCTGGTCGCGGCGGTGATCGGCACTGTCGGCGCCGCGACGCTCTCCGGCTACCGCGAGACGCAGGCCTACGAGCGCGCGCTCATCGCCAGCGGCAACGCCGCTGCGACCACCGCCGGCCAGCTGCGCGTGGTGAAGGACAGCGTCGGAGGCGCGACAGGGGAGTATGGCAACGCCGAGGCCGCACTGACGGCGATGGCCGCCGCAGGCACCGTCGCGGGCGATACGCTCGCACTCGCGGCGAGCGCGGCGGTCAATCTCTCGACCCTCACCGGCGCGTCGATCGAGGACACGACCCAGAAGGTGATCGCGCTGGCGCGCGCGCCGTCCGCGCAACTGCTCGAACTCAATCAGCAGTACCGGTTCCTCTCGGTCGAGGTGTACCAGCATGTGCGCGCGCTCGAAGCGCAGGGGCGCGCACACGATGCGGCACGCCTCGCGATCGAGACCTTCGCCCAGGCCCACGAGCAGCGCGTGCAGGAGGCCTATGCCCGCGCCGGTTCGCTCGAACGCGCGTGGAGGAATCTCGGCAAGATCATCAGCGGTGTGTGGCAGACGATCCGCAACATCGGCCGCGACGATCTGGCGTTCCGGCTGGAGAAGACCACCGACGAACTTGATCGCATCGGCAACGAGTGGCGTGAACTCGGCGGCATCGCCACCCTCGATGGCGTGCTGGCCAGCCCCGAGGTCGATGCCGACACCAAGCAACGCATCCTGGCGCTGCGCCAGGAGCAGGCGACCCTCCAGCGTGAGGCGAACGCCGAACAGGCGAAGGCCGATGCACAGGCGGCGACGCAGGCGAAGCAAACCAACGCGATCAACGCCCTCGGTCGCGCGCAGGCGGCGCTCGGCCAGGATCGTGCCGTCGCCAAGGCGCAGCAGTTGCGCGAACTCGAGCGCGACATCGCCGCGCTGCGTGCGGGCGGCGTCACCCAGGTCGAGGGCGCATCGCTCGCGGCGTTCGAGAAGACGCGCCGTGCGCAGATCGAGGAGCAGTTCAAGGCGCCGAAGGGACCGCGCGCACCGAAGCCGAAGGCCACCGACGCCGACCGCGCGCGCGAGTCCGCCGAACGCGAACTGGAATCGCTGCGGCGCGAGATCGCGCTGCTGGGCGAGGTCGAAGCCGGACAGACCCGCGCCGGTGAGGCCGCGCGCCTGCGCTACGAGACCACGCAGGGTGCGCTGAAGACGCTCGCACCCGCGCTGAAGGCGCAGCTCATCGCCGAAGGGGAAGCGCTCGACACCGCCCGCGCGGCAGCCGAAGCCGAGCGTGAACGCAAGGCCGAACTCGAAAAAACGACTCGCGCCTATGAGGCACTGCGCACCAGTCTGCGCACACCGGCCGAGGTCGCGCTGGAAGAGGCGCGCACGCAGGTCCAACTGCTGAATGACGCGCTGCGGGGCGGGATCGCGACCAAGGCCGCGTTCGACACGGCGATGGCGCGCGTGGCGCAGACGAGCTTCCGGAAGCCCGATGCGGCGCTCGACCGCGTGCCCGGTGCGACACCGGATCTCGGGCAGACCGGCGGCGATCTCGCGCAGATCGAACAGTCGCGCACGCGGCTCGAAGCCTGGCACGCCGAACAACTTGCGCTGCTCGCGCAGTTCCGCTCGCAGCGCGCCGATCTGAACGCGCAGTGGGATGCGCAGGAAGAAACGATAGAGCGCCAGCACCAGGCCGCGCTCGCGCAACTGCAATCGGCGCAGACGCAGGTGCTGCTCGCCGGCGCGTCCGCGACCTTCGGCCAGCTCGCCGACATCGCCAAATCCTTCGGCGGCGAGCAGAGCGCGACCTATCGCGCCCTGTTCGCCTTGTCGAAGGCATTCGCGATCGCGCAGGCAGCGCTCGCGCTCGCCAACAACGTGGCCGAAGCGAGCAAGGTCGGCTTCCCGCAGAACATTCCGTTCATCGCGGGTGCCATCGCCCAGGGCGCGACCATCGCCGGCCTGATCGCGCAGGCGACCTTCAATGGCGGGGGCGGGTACGCCACCGGCGGCCATGTGCGCGGACCGGGCACGACGACCTCCGACAGCATCCCGGCGTGGCTGTCGGATTTCGAGTTCGTCACGCGGGCCGCTGTCGTGCGCCAGCCCGGTGCGTTGCCCTTCCTCGAAGACTTCAACCGCCGCGGCATGCCGGCGCTGGAGGCGTGGCACGCGCGGCGATTCGCGCATGCCGCACCACCGTCCGTGTCGCTGCCCCGCGCACCGCGCATGCACTTTGCCGAGGGCGGCCTGGCGCGCGCGGCAGCGGGTCTGAACCCGCAACTCAATCTGCGCCTGATCAATGCGATCAACACCGATGCGCTCGCCGAGTCGATGGCGCAGAGCCGGGGCCTGGAGCAGACCATCCTCAACGTGATCGACCGCAACGGCAGTTTCCTGCGCCAAAGGATCGGTGGCTGATGGCGTATGCGATCGACACCGTGGTCAGGGGCGCAGGCCCGGACGCCCACCTGCAATTGCTCGATGTCCTGCGCGCGCTGGCCGAAAGCGCCGGCTGGACGACGCTGCGTTTCGACGCCTCGATTCCCGAACGCGAACTGATCCTGCGTTCGACCGGCACCACGGGCGAGGAGGAGATCACGGTCGGCTTCAAGGCGTACCAGAACATCGCGGCGGATTACTACAACCTGCTCGCCGCGACGATGACCGGCTACGTTCCCGCCGCGCCGTTCGAGGCGCAGCCCGGGATCAAGACTTCGGGCGTGCCGGGTCACAACCAGGCGGTGAGCTACTTCCTGACCGCCAATCCGCGCCGGATCGTGGGCGCGCTCAAGGTCGGCTCGCCGATCTACGCGCACCTCTACGTCGGCAAGGCGCTGGCGTATGCCCGGCCGAGGGAGTTTCCTTCGCCGCTGATCGTGGCGGGGCACTTCGACGGCCGCGAGACCAAACGCTACAGCGACTTGCACTGGTTCCCCTACAAGGGCCGCAAGGGGAGCAGCGAGGCTGGCTACAACGATGGCTTCCTGTTCCTGCGCGATGCTGGCGGGACCTGGAAGAAGGTGCAGATCTCGCCGTTCGGCAACGGCCAGGGCACCGAGGTCACCTACGCCGGACTGGCCGGTGACTACGTCGGTCGCAATGGCAGCGGGTATCGCTGCCTCGTGCCGGCCGGCACCCTGCACCAACCGCAGCCGCTGGAACTGTACGAGATGCAATTCGGCGCCTACGACAACGATGCACGCGCCTATCCCAGCAGCGGCAATCTCTACGGCGTGCTCGATGGCGTGAGCATGGTCTCCGGCTACAACAACGCCTCCGAGAACGTGCTGCAGCTCGAGGGCAGCGCGGTCATCGATCAAACGGGCATGAGCGTGCGCCAGGCGGTCGATGCGATCCGCGCGGTGAACGGCCGCGCGTTCGTGGTGCTGCAGGACGGCGCGCGCACGACGTGGCGCGATTACGTCGCGGTGGAGATGAGCTGATGGCGACTGTCTCCGGTCAGGTCGCGAGTTTCGCGGCCCTGAAGGCCGCTATCGAGACGACGCTGACCGCGCGCGGCTGGACGCTCGCGAGCGGCATCCTCAGCAAGGGCGTCGCCTTCGTGCAACTGACCGCGACGGCGACGGAACTGCGCCTGCAGGCCGGAACCGGTCAGGCGGGTGCGGCGCTGACCGGCGCCTGCCCGCAGTCGGTGAAGCTGTTGTCCTTCGCCAACGCGCCGATCCAGTGGCCGGCCGTCTACGTGCTGCACGCGTTCGACGCGCCGGACGAGATCTACTGCGTGCTGCGCTACAACGTCGATCGCCACCAGCATCTCAATTGGGGCGTGTCCTCGATGCCGCAGATCGGCGGTACCGGCCTGTGGTGCAGCGGGTCGTTCCGCGGCGATGTCCTCGGCACCTCGGCGACCTGTCGCGTGTTCATCGCCGCCAACAGCGGCACGGATCTCGGTGCGTTGCCTTACGACGGACTCGGGCTCGGGTTCTTCTTCGCGAGCGCGGCCGGCAGCTATCACTCGTCGTTCATCCACTGTGGGCTGGAAGGCGCGGCGGGCTGGCGCACCGCCAACGGTGGCGCGCCGGGCGAACTGCTCGGCGTCTCGCACAAGGCCGGCTTGTTGCACGCGCTGCCATCCACCTTCAATCAGGCGACCGTGCTGCTGCCGATCGACGTGCTGCTCGCGCGCCAGGCGCAAGGGCAGACCATCGTCGCCACGTTCGCGCACGCGCGTTACTGCCGGCTCGATCACCTCGATCTGAGCCAACCGCTGCTCTACGGCCCCGAACGCTGGTGGGCGTATCCGTTGCACGCGGTTCACCCGGTGCAGCGCAATGGCGCCGGCTGGCCGATCGGCGCACAGCATTCCGGCACCTTCGGCGTCGCGCTGCGGGACGTGCCCTGATGGCGGCCTTGACCGGCATCGCGCCGACGCTGCGGGCGTTCGGCGCGATCAATCCTGCGCTCTCGACCGAGTTGAATGCGCTCGGCGAGGCCGCGTTCGCCCCGGCCGCGTACCGTCGCGAGCGCATCGTCGCGCGGGCAGGGGTGTTTCGGGCGCCGGCCGCGCTGCGCTGGCCCGCGACCGGGCGCCTCGCGCACCGTTTCGCGGAGGACCTGTTCGACCGCGTCCACGTCCTGCCGACCGCGCTTCGGCTTGGGAACGTCGTCTCCGAGCTGACCCGCGAGATCGCGGTGTGGAATGCCTGGCGCACAGTCCCGCAGACGCTGACCGCATTGCGCCTGGAGGGCGATGCCGGCAGCACGCTTGCCGCGCCGGGGGCGTTGCCGCTGGCGCTGCGTCCATTGCAGGAGCGGGTGCTGACCCTCACCGTGGGCCTCGACGGCCCGCCGGTGATCGACGCGGTGGCGGGGCTGTCCTTCGCCGACGGCGCGACGTGGTCGATCCGGATCGACGGCCTGCGCCTGCAGGCATGGACGCTGCCGCCCAACTGGTCCGAGCCGCTGACCGAAACGCTCGCCTGGCTCACCGATGTCCAGATCGCCATCGCCGGCACCGTCACCCGCACGCCGCTGCGCGAGGCGCCGCATCGGTCGTGGGAGTTCGCGGTGCTCGCCGATCGCGTCGAACGCCGCTGGGTGGAGTACGCGCTGTTCGACTGGACGGCGCGGGTGTGGGCGCTGCCTGTGTTCGTCGACACGACGCACCTTCGTGCGCCGCTCGCCGCGGGTGTGACCGAGATCCCGGTCGACACCGCGGGCCTCGATTTCGCGGTCGGTAGCCTCGCCATGCTCTGGCGGGACGTGGCGACCTACGAACTGGTCGAAGTCGCGCAGATCGCGAACGGTCGCATGACGCTGCGCGCGCCGACGCGCCGCGCGTGGCCGGTCGGCACACGCCTGATCCCGTGCCGCACCGCGCGCCTGACCGACGCGCCGGAGTTACGGCGCCACACCGACCGGCTGATGTCCACGCAACTGCGCTTCGAGGCGACCGAACCCTGCGACTGGCGGCCTGCACTGCCGGCGACGCGCTATCGCGGCTTCCCCGTGCTCGAACACCGCCCGGACGAAACCCGTGACCCGAGCGCGATCCTGGCCCGTCGCTTCGATCTGCTCGATGGCGACGTCGGCCGCACGCAGGTCGACGATGCGTCGGGCCTGGTGTGGACCACGCAGTCGCACGCCTGGCGATTGTTCGGCCGCGCCGAACGCGCCGCACACCGCGGTCTGCTCTATGGCTTGCAGGGCCGGGCGGAGGCGCTGTGGCTGCCGACCTGGACCGACGATCTCGACGTGACCGAGACGATCGGCGAGACCGCGCTCACGCTCACCGTCGCCGCCTGCGGCGTCAGTCGCAGTCTGCGCCAGCAGGCCGGCCGTCGCCATGTCCGCATCGAACTGGTCGATGGCGCGGTGTTGTACCGCGCCATCGAAGCGTCGAACGAGATCACGCTCGCCAATGGAGATGCTGCGGAACGTCTGAGGATCGACATCGCGCTGGGGCGTGTGGTCCGCCCCGAACAGGTCCGCCTGGTGAGCTGGCTGGCGCTGGTCACGCTAGCGGGCGACACAGTCGAGCTGCGCCACCACGCCGACAGCGACGGTCTGCTCGACTGCGCTGTGTCCTTCGCCGGGATTCCGGCGGAAGAACCCTGAGTCCGCACGCATGAGCCTGCTCTCGCGCGAGATCGAGCTGTACGACTTTTCGATCGGACTGCACCACTGGCGCTACACCGACGCCAAACGCGAAGCGATCGTCGAAGGCCAGCGTTACGCCCCGATCACGCTGACGCGCGAGAAGATCGTGCAGTCGGCGGAGGATGCGAAAAACGCGCTGCAGATCACCGTGCCGCTCGACCTGCCGTTGCTGAACCTGTTCCGCCCGGTGCCGCCGGGGCTGCGCCTGCGCCTGGACCTCAAGCGGGTGCGGGTGCGCGACGGTCAGGTGCGGCTGGGCTGGACCGGGCATGTCGCCAATCTGGACGAAACCCACAGCGTCGCCAAGCTGCGCTGCGAGTCGCTCGCCGCCGCCGTCGAGACCCTCGGCCTGCGCCGTAGCTGGCAGTCGAACTGTCCACTGGTGCTCTACAGCCAGGGGTTGGGGCTGTGCAACGCCGATCCGGACGCGCATGCCGTCCCCGCGATCCTGAGCGATGCGACCGGCTACACCGTGTCGTCGGCCGCGTTCGATGCATTCGACGACGGCCACTTCGACGGCGGCGTGCTGCAGTGGACGGCGACACTCGGCGTCGAACGCCGTTTCGTGGTCAGCCACGTGGGCGCCACGTTGCGCCTGCTCACCCCGGCCGCACTCGCGCAGGATGCGCGCGTCGTCGCGTTCCCCGGCTGCGATCGCACGCTGGGGCCGAACGGCTGCCCCAAATTCCGCAATGAACTGAACTACGGCGGCCAGCCGACCCTGAAGGGCATGCGCAATCCCTTCGGTAGCGATCCGGTCTTCTGATGCGCCCCCTCCCACGCACCGCCCGGCGCCACCGCGCCGGACGGCGGCTGCGCGCGTCCCGCATCGCGTACCTCGCACCCCAGGAACCCGTCCACGATGTGGGTCTACGTCTTCGTGCTGATTCTCTCCATCGCCATCAGCATCGCGATGCGGCCCAAGCCGCAATCGACCAAGCCGCCGTCGCTCGCCGACTTCTCGGTGCCAACCGCCGAAGAAGGTCGCGAGGTGATGGTGATCTTCGGCGAGGTGTGGGTGGACGATCCCAATGTCCTCGCCTACGGCGATCTGCGCACCACGCCGATCAAGGCCAGTGGTGGGAAGTGACCATGCCATCGAACGGCATGCCTTCGAATCGCGGCCTGCGCATTCACCTTCGGCACGTGCGCGCGATCGATCCGGCCGGCGGGCCGCTCTGCACGCCGGGCATTCGGGCGTGGTGCCGCCAGCACGCCATCGATCTGCGCGCGCTGTGCGAGGACGGCATCGCCGTCGACGACCACCCCCACCTGCACGACGATCCCTTCGTCGTCCGCGTGATCGAGATCGCGCGCGACGAGCGGGCGTTGGTCGAAGAGGCGGCGCGCGATGCGAAGTGAGTCGATGTATCGCGTCTGGATCGTGTGCGCCTGTGTGGTCTCGATCCTCTCCGGGGTCTGGCTGTGGGTCACGGGCGAACGCCCGTTCGGTGCCTTCGGCATCGCGGCAGGCCTCTTCCACGCGCTATGGCGCCTGGATCTGCGCGCCCTCGTGCGCGGGCATTGGCGGCGACGTCCGATCGTGATCCCGACGCTGCGCCCGATCGTGGTCTCGCCGCCGCGGTACACCCGCCTGCAGCGCCTGCGCGCCTGGAACCGCCGCCGTGGGTAAGTCGAGCAAGCCGACGATCGGCTTCCGGCACTTCATGTACCTGTACATGGGCGAGTCGATCGGCCCGAACGACTACCTCGCGGGCGTGAAGGTCGGCGGGCAGACGGTGTTCGAGGGCGAACGCGCCGGCAGCGGCACGTTGGCGATCAACTTGCCGCAACTGTTCGGCGGCGACAAGAAGGAAGGCGGCCTCGTCGGCACGCTGCAGATCCGCATGGGCGAGCCGGACCAGATGCCGGTGCCCTACCTGCAGCAGCAGGTGCCGGGGCCGTGGCCCGCCGCGCGCGGGCTCTGCACCACGCTGTACCGCGGAATGGTCGGGGCGATGAACCCCTATCTGAAGCTGTGGGCCAAGCGCTGGGGACGCTTCGTGCAGGGCTGGTCGACGCCGGTGTGGCAGCCGCAGCTCGCGCGCATCGGTCGCGGCATGAACGCCGCGCACATCCACTACCAGTGCCTCACCGACACGGTGTGGGGCTGCGGGCTCGATCCGGCGTTGATCGATGGCGATAGTTTTCTGAGCGCAGCCGAGCAGTTGCACGATGAGCAATTCGGCTTGTGTCTCGGTTGGCGACGCGGGGACTCGATCGGGAATTTTCTGCAGACGGTGAACACACACGTCGGTGGACTGTGGGCGTTCGATCCGATGCGCGGCCAGTTCGTGTACCGGTTGTTCCGACCCGACTACGATGTCGCCACGTTGCCGCTGCTCGACGAAACCAGCGTGCTCGCGTTGGAGAGCTGGCAGACGCCGTTGCTCGATGGTTCGGTGAACGAAGTCACTGTGCTTGGTCGCGACTGCGTGACGAACCTCGAACTCGCCGCGACCTTCCAGAACATGGCGAACGTCCAGGCGCAGGGCCGCGTCGTCGCCGATCGGCGTACGCTGCCAGGTCTGTGGAACCGCAGTCTGTGCGAGCGCGTCGCCGCACGGGAAACCAGCGCCGCCAGCAGCCTGCTGCAGCGGATCAAGCTCACCGTCGACCGTCGCTGGTGGGGCGTGAAGCGCGGCGACGTGCTCGCGCTGTCCTGGCGGCGCAAGGGCGTGCAGCGCATGCCGGTGCGGGTGCTGGAAGTGGACGAGGGCACGCGCACGGACGGCGCGCTCGCGCTCACGCTGGTGCAGGACATCGACGGCATGGCGGCGACCACGTACCTGCGGCCGGTGATCGGCCCGTGGACGCCGCCGGACACGCGCCCACTGCCGGTGCCGGCGCAGCGCCTGGTCGAGGCGACGTATCGCGATCTCGCCGGCCGCTTGCGTCCGGCCGATCTGGCGCAGATCGAGGACGATGCGGGATTCGTGGTCGCGCTCGGCGCACGCCCGAACGGGCCGGCCTACGGCTACTCGCTCGTCACGCGCACCGGCGCGGGCGACTTCGTCGAGGTCGCGGGCGGGGACTTCTCGGCCACGGCGACCCTCGCGGGTGCGCTGGGGCCGACCGACACGGTGGCGATGCTGGCGGACCTGCGCGACCTGGATCTGGTCGCCGCCGGCAGCGAAGCGTTGATCGACGAAGAACTCGTTCGCATCGATGCCATCGATCCGGTCGTCGGTACCCTGACGATCGCACGCGGTTGCGTCGATACCGTGCCGACGCCGCACGCGGCGGGTGTGCGGGTGTGGTTCACGGACACCTATGTCGGCGCCGATCCGACCGAGTACCTCGCCGGGGACACCGTCCAGGCGAAACTGCTTACGCGCACGCAACAGGGCACGCTCGATCCCGCACTCGCGCCGATCGCACAGGTGCGACTCGACGCGCGCCACGCCCGGCCCTATCCGCCGGGCCGGTTGCGGATCAACGGTGCCGCGTGGCCGCAGGCGGCGTTCGCGCGACTCGACCTCGCCTGGGCGCACCGCGATCGCGTGCTGCAGGGTGATCGTCTGATCGAGCATGAGGCCGGCAGCATCGGCCCGGAGCCGGGCACGACGACGACCGTGCGCGTCCTTCACGCGCTCAGCGGGACGGTGCTGCACGAGACGACGGGCATCGTCGGGACGAGTCATACGGTCGAGGTGCTGCTGGCCAATGACGCCACCGTCCGCGTCGAGGTCGACAGTCGCCGCGGCGTACTCGTGTCCCGCCAGCGGCACATCCGGACGATCGCCTGCGAATGCGGCGAGAAGCTCGCGAATGCGGACTTCGACACCCAGGCGGCGTGGACGCTCGGCGCCGGCTGGTCGATCGCCGGCAGCGCCGCGGTCAAGGTCGCCGGTACCGCTTCCGATCTCATGCAGATGTTCGCGTTCGTCGATGGCGGCGTGTACCGCACCGAACTGGTGTTGTCCCAGGTCACGGCGGGTTCGGTACGCGTCGGCCTCGCGGGCGTCGCACCCATCGATGGCGCGACGCGCAACGCGAATGGCGCCTTCGTCGAAATGCTCACCGCGAACGCGAACACCGCGCTGCGCATCGCCGCCGACGCCGCGTTCGCCGGCCGCATCGAGCGTGTCAGTCTGCGCCGGTTGGCGTAGTGCCTACGCGAAGTCAATACGCAGGTTGAACCCTCTACGACGGGTGTCCGGTTGTCGCAGCGCGACATCACTTCGCGCTTGGCTCGTCGCGGCGACAGCGCGTTCATGCGGCCACACACCACGGAGACGCCCATGAACGATGACAGACCCGCCGCCCAGGACGAAGGCGAGCGCCATTTGCGCGCGCTGATCGATGCACTCGCCGCCACGCGCTCGGACATCGAGCTTCAACTGCAGCGTCTTGAAAAGGCGCAATCGCTGGCGGAGCGCGGCGACGTGCTGCGCGATGCCATCGTCGCTGTCGAAGATCGCCTCTGCCCGCAAGTCCGTCTCGACCAGTTGGCGCGATTGGGGGATGCCTACGACCTAATCGTGGGAAAGAGCCGCCGCTGATGCCGGCATGCGCCCCGTGCCGCGTGCGCGGGGCGCGATACACCCACCTGTACGGCGACGATCTACGCGCTCGCGGCGCTTGGCTTCCATCGCACACAGCGCGTTCATGGTCGCGTCGAATCGCCGACGCCCACACGGAGAACTCCCATGCCCACCATGACCATCACCATTGAACGCACGCCCCGCACGCTGGTGTTCGGCGGCGAAACGCTGCATGTCGAAGAACTCGGCGTGCGACTCCCCTTCGCACGCAAGCCCGAGAGCCTCGAAGAGATGTGCGCCAGCGGCAACGCGCGCATATTCATCACCGAAACGGTCGAAATGACGCCCGCCGAGTTCGACACTTTCGCGCGACACCTCTATCTCTCTCGAGAATGGCTCCGAGGCAAGGGCGGCAACATCGCCGACGGCGTGCTCTGTGTCGAAGTTCACGCGCCCGGTCGCCCCTACCTCTACGTCGATCCCTCGGGCGGCGACTTCGCCCGCTACGTCGCGCGCCTCGGATAGCCGAAATCCCCGAAAAAGAAGCCAATTCGACTTGGCTTCTTTCCCGAACAGCGCGTTCATGCAGCACTCCACGCCATCAGCCCACAAGACATGAAACACCTCGACACACGCCTGACCCGCATCGCACAGCAGCACCTGCGGATCGAAACGCTGGAATCCCGCCGTCGCGACAGTCTGGACTTTCATGAAGTCTCAGTGCTTGAACTGCGGGATGCGCTGGAAGCGGCCTACCGCGCCGGCATCGAGCAAGGCCGCAAGGGCGCGAAGGCCAACGCCTCTGACGGCTGA